GGAGAGCGTTGGTGTCACACCCGCCGGCGAGCTATTCGTGATCCCCTGAAAGGGACTGCTTGCGGCGTCGTCGGGACTAGGTTTCACGTAGTATGCGACGTTCGATTGATTGATCGCTTTTTTGATGTGCGCGAGTGAGAAGTCGGTAACGTTTTCGAATTCCTGTAGCGCGTGGAAATATCTTGGGTAGCCCCTTAGTTGATCCGGCCACTCCGGAGAGAAACCGTGGAGCATGAGTCTACGACCGGAGCGAGCTCCGCGCGCTGGTATGCGTACGGTTTTGAACTCACCGCTTTCGAAAGACTGCATATGATATGCGACTTCACGCCCGGTGTTATCTCGTTCGATACCGTCGGAGTACATTCCGATGCTTCCGTCGGTGTGTGTTATCCCGTCCCCCGTGATCGCGCCGGGGTCGATTGACTTGAACTGTAGCGGGTTTTGGAGGTCTCGCCGGTTATTGTAATAAAGGCGAGTGAAGTACTCGCCGTCTCTAGTTTGAGAAATCGATGCGAGCCTTTGGAATTGGTAGAAATTCATGACTTCTTGACGGTTCGCGGCTTTATCAGATGCCCACAAATGGAAGCGGCGTTCGATGTCTCGAGCCCACTCCGCCGCGCGCTCTTCGGTTATGCCTAACATACTAGCGACCGGCGACGACTTGAGCTTGAGCCCTACATCGACCACAGTGTCGGCTTGACGTTGTACGATTGCGTGCGCTTGTACGGAATCGAGATAAGCCGATCGAGCGTTGCGCCTTGCGTATCCGTGGTTTATCGTCGGCGTCGACCCCGAAGATGAGAGCCCGCCGGGATACTTCGCGCCGGCGGAACTCCAACCGACTCGACTTGACCCCCCGAGGAAAGCACGGGGGGTGAGGTTAGGCTCAACGACGGTCGCACCGGCACCGAACAACCTACGGAAAAACTCTGTAAATGCATTCGGCATATTAACGCTTTCGCCTCATATTCATCGACACCAAAGAACCGCCGTTTAAGCGGCGATAAATCGAGTCTATTTCAGACTCAAGATTGTCTTGGAGTTCTTGAAGTTCTTTCACCTTGCGGCGTCGAACCCTCTGTTCCATTTCGCCCGAATCCATTTTGTACTCTTCGATATTTTGAGGGATTAATTCCAGAATCGCGGCTTGTGTTGCCGTAAGTTGCGCTTGTTTCGCGGCGAGTCGTGCGTCCAACGACGCTTTATAAGTCGGATCGTTGATACTCATAATTGGATTTTTATATCAAGAATGGAAAAAGTCAACCTTTTTATGATGGTGTCAGGACCAACCGCTTTTATTATGCGCTTTTATTTTCTGTCTTCGTGGTTTGCTATTACGTGCGCACACTAACCACCGGGCAGAAAACAAATACCTCGCTCTTGTGATCCTAACCTTACACTTTCTCGATTTAACACCGTAGTTATTCTCTGGTTTTAAGACTGGATAGCGCTGATCAAAAAGGTTAACTCTCTTCGATTCTAGGAGTTCAAAAGAGTACAGATACACAGGTGTATCGCACATATGACTATAAGACCCGCTAGTACCACTCCCCCCATAAAAGTCTGAATGGGTCCCTCTTCCGAAAGCGGCCAAAACTACACCCCCTTAGTTTCTTTCTCGAGCATACGCAAAACGAGTTTATGATTTACGTTTTCGAGGTCTTTGGGGGCCGCACCCCTTGACTTCGCTTCGACCTTGAGTTCGAACACTTTTGAGTCGAGGAATATGTCACCGGCACAAAGATTCAAAACTCTGCAATCAAGAGCCTCATTGCGCTTTCCGCTCGGACAATGAAACGATCCGTCTGACCTCTTCTCTTCCGCGGTTAACATATCGAAATATTCGTCGGGATAGTCGTAAGGGAATTTACAAAACCCCGGCCGACCGGGATCGTCGAGATTTCGATAGGTATTGTTAAGATTGTTGTATGTGTGATGCTTGTAGTAATTCGTCGAGATCGTATACATCGTAAGGTCTTCGTCGATCTTCGTATGCTTATAGCGCCGCACGTTGAATGCTTCCATAACGTCGCCGCCCTTGGCTGCTTTCAATTGCCTCGTCCCCTTAGTCGGGAAGGTATTCCGTCGAGCTCCGCACCATGAATACACTTGGTCCATGGTCATTCCGTCGCCGGAGTCGATGAATATCATCGACACAGGAAACACGCGACCGTCGGCGCGAGTGAAGTTGAAGCCACCGTCTCTGATGTGTTGGTCTAAGTCGTTCCACGCGCCGGCGGCGAAGTCGTCGACCGCACCCTCAAAACGCCGGTAGAGAATAGAACTAGTTTTGAACATGGATCCATGTCCACACACTTCGAGCTCAAGCCGCGCGGGGTTTTTCTTGTCCTTAAGCGATCCCCGTTGCACGTCGATCCCCACGGTGATGAATAGCACGCCATCTGGAACGACCCCGGAGCGGTACGCGCTTCGGAGCTCGATAACTTTATCGATCGCAGGTCTCGAGCCGGTCTCTCGATATGGCTCGCCGAGAAACAAGTTTGTAAAGCTCCGCATACCGTCCTGGTCGTTCTTCGCGCCCTCGTATTCATTCCAAATTGAGAGCCAAGAAAGCATACCTACCGGCGAGTACAAAGAGCTTATATGGTAGGATCTGAAATATTCATCGGTCGAATCCGCGGTCGGTTTCCAATATCCGTTTTTTAAAAGGTTCCCTTTTTCGTGGTTATAGATCTCACCGTGACAATGCTCGCATTCGTAATACACATCGACCACGCGATCGCCGTTGCGGACCGGCTTGAGTCCGTAACCCGCTTGATCGGTAGGTGCCCACTTGAGATCTTGAAACTCACCGCACCGGGGACAAGGGACAAAATACTTTCTCTGGTCTCCGTTTAGGTACTCGGGATAGACGGAAGAATCTTCAATCGTCGTCGGTGTAGAGAAGTCGAAGATTTTACCACGATCGCCGAAAGCAATTGTACGCGCGGCGGATACTGCTAGCCAGTTACCCTCACCCGTTTTCAATTGTTTCGGCGCTCCGTCGATCTCATCACGAATCACGATCCGCTTAGACTCAGAGCGGAGAGATGCCGCGGCTTGAGCGCTCACCATATCGAGAGAGCCGCCGACGAACTCTTTCGACAGAACTTTATCACCGGTACGTTTTGAGCCTTTGGTCGTTACTTGAGAAAAAATCTTGTGGCGGCACCCGCAAGAGTCGATCGCGGGGTCGAGTCGCTTTGACGCCCACTTCTTGAGAAGATCGTCGGTCGCGGAGATGAAGAGTATGGACGCCGGCACAGCATCGATCCAATAGACTGCTACATTTTCCGCGGCGGCCGTCATGCCTATCTGTGCCGCCTTGAGTACCACCTGCCTTTGTATTGGCGAGGTAACGCTCATGTTGTCCATAATCTCTTTGAGGTACGGCGTGCGGTCGTTTGACCACGGGCCCGGATACGGGGTGTCAAGTGGTAACACTCTATATTTCTCCGCATATTCCGAGACGAGAATGTTAGGGATCTCCGATGGCAATTGACCGATCAACGCACTTAAGTATTTTCTCATCTCGACTTGTACCGCCGGCGGCACAAACCCGGTGTCGAATTCCTCAAACATTTTCGATCCTATTTTTTGCGATTTGGAAATAGCCGGCGTCGAGCTCAATCCCGATGAAATACCGAGCGAGCCGGCGCGCTGCAACTCCCGTCGTGCCCGAGCCCATAGTGAAATCAAGTACCGTCTCGCCGGGGTTCGTATACGTGCGGATCAGATACTCCATGAGCGCTACCGGCTTTTGTGTTGGGTGTAGGGTTTTAGAAAAAATACCGTTTTTTCTTTCCTTCGGTCGAGGCATTGAAAAAACAGAAGTAGGAAAACGATTGCCTTTATTGACTCGGGGAGTATTTCTTAGCTTTTCAAACATAACGTCCGACCGACCCGCCCGTGCTTCATCTCTCTTATCAACATAGGGCTTGCCCGGTTTCATTTGCGGATTGTAAACCGTACGACCAACGCCAAAAATCAAAATATTCTCGTGCGCTGGCATCGGTCTATATTTTGCGGTGCCCGGAGACCCGGAAACCAATTTATCCCAAACCAGATCATATTTATATTGTTTGATATTCGACATCCTCAACCGACTCGAAAAAGGCTCACTACCGAAGAGCACGACCGCACCGTTCTTTTTTATCACGCGCTTTAGTTGTGACCACATCAGATCTAGATCGATCACGGTATCCCACTTGCACGACGTCGTTCCGTAAGGTGGGTCGCACAATACAAGGTCAATAGCACCGTCGGGTAGTTCATCCATAACCTTAAGACAGTCACCTTGGTAGAGACTATACATCTAAATCAACCCTTTCCGCATACTCTTTTTGTATCTCGGATTTTAGTGCATTAATCGATCTTGTGGTGTCT